GTGAACAGGTTACACTGCCAGCAAAAGTCGGCTTTGACTTCGTGGCTAGAATGCTCAAGACGCAATACGAACATAATCGTAGCACTAAAGATCTAAACGATAATGCTGAGGCAGATTTTATCGGAGTGTTAGATCAGATCTTCGACAATCACGAGGCGCATACTGAGACACCCGCTAATGTGTGTCCTTTTGGGCGACACTGCCCCATTATGGGGTGCGGTAAGAAGCATTACGCAGGAATTACCACTCTTCGTGATGCTCTGACTATTCTGTCTTGTAACACGTGGCTGTATTACAAACAACCCAATGCTAATATAATAAATTTTCAATACGATCCCGATCTACGTGATGAGCAGAGAGAGTATCAGACTATCGAAGATACCGACGAAGAACTTCGCGAATGGTTGAGCTTAAATGAACACTATGATTTGGAAATCTACACTAATGAAGACGTCATGGATTGGTCTATAGATCAGGCTTTAGCTTTCGCACGATCTGATGCGTGCGACTACAACTATTTCAAACTTTCTGACTTTAAAACGGTCGAGAAAAGTTCTTTCGCTAGTTTCGATTACGCCTCATACTACTTGAAATTCTACAAAGCCTGCACACAGACGAAAGCTCAAATAGAAGATTACGCAAAGTCTACCCCCTGGTTTAAGTACTTAGCTGTGGTTGCCGGAATTATGACTTCCGTAGCGTTAATTATTGGATGCATTAAGTTTGTGCCCAAAATTGCGCGTCAGTGCTACAATGGAGCGTGTGCACGCCGTGAAAAATATCTCGCTAGAAAATTCAATGACCAGGAAAATCATGTTAGCGATGCGCGAAAAGCTAAGAAGATTGCTAAATGCGCTGAACGCCGAGATCAAGCCAAGATGAAAGCTGATGACGTTGAGAAGTTTATTGTCCATGAAACTGCTAAAGACAGTACGGATATTCAAAAGAATTTTTCCGGCACTCGTCAAGTGTGGGAGGGCAACGAGATGGTAGAAAAAGAAACTATCTACCACAATGAACGCAACGCCGCAGTAGCCATTAGGAATAATATGTATCAAATGTATGGCGCTGAATCGGCAGACAAAGGTAAAGCTATGGCGACGCCAGTTTGCTCACTCGGTGTTTTCACATTTTTGAAAGACTGCACTGCTATTACCAACATGCACGTAGCCACTGCCATGTTATCATGGTTCAAATCAGGTCGCGTGGCGATCTTGAAGAATCACAATAAACAAGAAGGCTATCGCATTGATGCTGATGTGGTGAGCGTCGTCCCACTTTCCAGTTATTATGGAAGGGGAGTGGACTTGGCACTTATTACTTTTGATTGCCATTTGGTTAATATGCATCGAGATATCACTCGCTATCTACAAGAAGTGAGAATTTTCTCTGATAAATCTACCTTCAGCTGGCGGTTCACGCCGGATGATGATGCAGTGCCTATGATCATCCCAAGCCAGGTTTCAAAGCATGGTTCCATGATTTCAATGAATGTTGACGGTCAAAATCTTTATTCTACCGAGCATTTTCAAGTAACCCCCATTGGACAACCAGGTAACAGCGGAAGTCCTATAGTGGCTGTCAATCGTCTTTCAAACCAAATTTCACTAATTGGGTTCTATAGCGGTTGCGTACAAGGTCAATATGGTGTAGTACAGAAGTCTGAATTTCATGCGATACTTAGTGCTCTAAACCAAATAAAACGAACAGACGGACTTCCGCTGATTTCCTATCCTTTGATTGAAGGAGATGCGTCTAACGCGTCACTAGATCACTACCGAGGTGAATTTTCTCACGTCGCGAAGGCAACCGAACCTAAGTTCGCCCCTAATAAGACAAACTTGGTTCCTTCGTTTGTTCAAGGTAAAATTTCTGAGCTTAAGACGCGACCGGCGCACCTTAAAACCTTCAAACACCCCGAAACGGGTGAGAAGATCAACATTATGGTAGACGGAATTAAGAAGTTTGGAGTTGCTAACCAGCACATCAATGCAGATGTAGTGGTCAAATGCTTAGAAGCAGAAATTCAAAATTTGGCCACTAAGTCATATCAGCAGAAATTTGACAAGGTGTACTCCACTTACGAATCAGTCTATGGTCAAGAAGGCACCAAATTTATTGACGCAATTTGTAGCTCGTCCTCCTGCGGTTCCGTAGGTAAGCGAAAATTTATCAAGGCATATGGTGAGCAACTCAAGGTCAATAACGGCACGTTCAAGGAAATGCAAGACTTCGAAGAATCGCCAGGCAAATTTGTCTGTAAGATTTTTAAGGAATACGAAGTGGAGTTTGAAAATGCTGTCCGTGAAAACCGCCGCATGAACCTCTGCTGGGAGGACACTCCTAAAGACGAGAAACGACCTCACGCAAAAGTGCTGCAAGGTAAGACACGCTTGTTCTCGTGCTGCGAAGACGTATGTTTCCTAGTTCTATTTCGCAAATACACGCTAGGTTTCAGCGCATCAGTAATGAACGCACGAATCGAAAATGGCACGTGCGTAGGAGTGAATTGTTACAATGAAGACTGGGACAAACTTTTTGAAGCCATAACCGCTCACGGTGAGAACAATATCTTCGCAGGTGACTTCGGCGGTTTTGATGGTTCCCACAATTATCAGGTTAATTCCCGCATTATGGGCCTTATTAATAAATATTTTTACCCCAATGCTACGGAATTTGAAAATAAAATGCGCCTTCATCTCTGGAACGAAATTGTCCAGTCTTGCCATATCAACGGCTCAGACATCTACCAGTGGTTTAAAGGCCAACCATCTGGCAATCCCATGACCACATTACTTAATTGTATTGTCAACAATACTGGTATTCGTATGGTGTGGGACGAAGTTTGGAGGAAAGAAGGCAATGAAGTGATGCGTCACCAGCTTTACTTCAATAAACATGTCGTTCACCAAAGCTACGGTGATGACTCTCTTACTGCAGTCTCTGAGGAAGCAATTGGCGTTTTTAACCAAATCTCAGTGGCTGAAAACTTTACCAAATTCGGTTTTGAGTACACGGATGAATGTAAAGGTATGAATGGTGCTTTAGTACCGCGTAAACATGTTTCAGAAGTTAATTTTTTGAAACGCACATTCCGACCAGATCCGATCAATGGGTGGGTAATGGCTCCTATTGCCAAAGACACGCTGTATGAAATGATGCAGTGGGTGCGACACGGCGATGATGACGTTCAGCAAGCAATTGAGAACATTCAGAATGCAGTACGTGAAGCAGCTCTACATCCCAAAGATTTTTATGACACCTTCCGCGCCGAGATCCGAGATGTTCTAGATGAGATGAATATGACTTCTCGCGTAGATCTCGGAGGCGATTACCACGGCACACGCTACCTGATCCGAACAGGTCAGGAGTATAAGCCGTACTAATTTTTCGATTACACCTGAAGTGAATTGGGCGCATACGAACCGTTGCGAGAGAGTGTCAACTACTCGCAGCCTGTATCACTTCTTGTACTTAAGTATGCAATAATGACCATATCTGCAGTTCGGTGGAGGACCGTAAGCAGATGTAGCCCTTGAAATACCTCGCTAATTTTACACACGATAATATTACACAATCATTAGAACGATTAAATTCGACATCTAACACCACACCGCTAACACTTTTCCGAGACTGGACTTTAGGAATACTTTCAGCTGCTGCTGCCATGTTTCTGGGAGCTGCAGTCGTTAGGGACATTCGTCGCAGTAGGATCCCTTCAATGATCCCGCACAGCGGAGCTGCCGAAACGGACACGGACATGAAAAACGACGTCGTTAGTTTCTACAACGACACGCAAGTGCTCACTAACACCGAGCAAGCGCACCATGACCAAGAATTCTTGTCTGATTTTAGAGAGCCCTCACAACCCTCTATTGAAGGTGTCTTGGAACGACCCGTATTGGTGGCCAAAACTTCATGGTCCTCGGAAGACAAAGTTGGGACTAAAATGGCTCTATTTTCTGCCGAACGTGCAGATATTATACTGCCACAAGATCTCTGTAAGGCTTCTAAACCTATCCGGTCTAAACTTCGTTATTTCCAATATTTACGTTCCGCCTACAAAGTAAAAGTGGTGATTAATGCCACTCCTTTCTTCTCGGGTAAACTGTGGATTTCATACCATCCTTATGAAGATTACGCTGCTTACCGAGGCTTAGACTCTTTTGGTACTGTTACACGAGTGACAGGATTCCAAGGAGTTGAATTGGATTTAGGTTGTGCAGATTCAGCAGAACTTGAAGTCCCTTATATCTCGCCACTACCAGCTATCGATCTTACTACTTCGATCCATAAAATGATGCGTATCTCAGCGTACATTATGGCACCGCTGCGATGCGAAGGCTCCGGACATTCAGTACAAGTCAAATTTTACCTTTCGTTTTCTAAACCTGTGCTTTCCGTGCCTACTATTCGAGACCTTTCACCAGATTTAGATCCTGACAGTTCCAACAATTCCTGGACAGCACGTTCAGTATTCCATCTTGATAAAGACTACAAAGGCCTGCTCTCGGGTTCGGAAGTGGAAATCGCCCGTGCTTCGCAAGCCGGTGTCGAAATTTCTTTCAAAACCCCGTATGGTAGGCATAGGAAATATACGTTGACTCTTCCCGAAGCGCTAGACGTGATTAAGGAGTTTGACGGCCTGCCAGCTGATGACGTCCCCACAATGGACAATCATACCGGCGTTGAAGGGGCTAAACAATCTAAACTCGGCATAATTTCAGGGCCGGCTTCTATTGTAAAATCTATAGCAGACCCTCTGAAGAATGTACCTTTGATCGGCGAGGTTGCTAGAGATGTGTCATGGGTAGCAGAATGGATTGCACGAGGAGCCAAATATTTTGGTTTTTCAAAACCCTCTAATGCTTCTACACCAGTGATAATTTCTAACATTCCCGGACGTGGTTACACTCAAACTGACAACATGGATAATTCGGTGACTTTAGGTCCTCTGGCGGCTCAGTCCATTAGTGGATATAATCGTTTTGGGACAGCTCGAGATGAGATGCACATTTCAAATATCATTTCTAAGCTACAGTACGTGAATCGATTTTCTTGGAATAAAATTTTCCCTGAGAACACTGTTTTAATGCAAATTCCCGTACATCCCATGTGGGCCACAGATCATAATAGTGATTCAAAGCACCCTATTGGTGATGACTCTGCCCTGGACACAGCAAAGATGCCCAATGTCACTAATATGGGGTACGTAGCATCTATGTTTAAGTACTGGAAGGGATCGATCACATATCGGTTTTCTTTTGCTAAAACTGCATATCATTCTGGAAGAATTCGAGTTACATGGGTACCTGGTGATGGAACTAGTTTGACGGCTACTGAGCAAGCTAATGCTCTGGCCTACCCTGCTAACCACACTCGAATTTACGATTTGCGGGATTCCAACGAATTTACTTTTACCGTACCGTACCTTTCTAACAGACCCGCTCTCAAAGTTACTGATATGCATCAGTCTGATTGGAATAAAGCATGTAATGGTAAACTGCTCGTCACAGTCGAGACTCAGCTTAAAGCTCCTGAAACTGTTTCAGGCCTGGTTGATATGAACGTGTGGATGGCGGGAGGACCGGACATGCAGTTCTTCCACCCTGATTTCTCTACTTACGTTCCACTCAACTGTGTACCTTCAGTTGCTGATAAAGTTGGAGTAGTAAATATCCCATCACAGACAGCACATACAGGTTATATGGAAGGAGAGCATCATACGTTGATGGATTCAAATTCGCCAGCTGTGGCTTCTTCCATTTCTTCCGCTAACGCATCCCACGATTTCCTCGGTACAGCTAAGCAAATTTTTGGTGAGGCTACTGTCTCTCTCCGTGCTCTAACGAGGCGTTTTGGTCTAGATGGAATGCCACTGACTGAAAGTAGCGAAGAACATCTTATAGTAGATCCCGCCAACTTCCATACTGCTCTCAATGGTGGTAAGAAGTTCGCTTATTTCACAGAGGAAGACCCTACTAAGTGTCAGCTCAAAAAGATGAGAGTCTGTTCGATGCCACCAGCTAAGTACATATCGCAGTTGTACCGCTTTTACACCGGTGGCATACGATATAAGTTTGACACTAGTACTACTTTTAGTGGTCGAATTTTTACCCGCCTTGACGATGTACCTCGAGATTCTGCTATTGCAGATTTCTCAGAACTTACTAAAGCATATTACTACGGTAAGGACGAACGAGATGTTAGTGCAGCGGGAGGCTTCTGTCACACAACAGGAAATATCCTGACCAATATGCACGAAGTAGAACTGCCTTATCAGCGACCTTGTCCTATTTCTGTGCTAACATCAGATAAAGGTATCACTGGCAACACCAGGCATATGTTGTTAGCTACTTTCCCCGAATTCTCCACCAATGTGAAAGTATATCCTATGATGGCAGCTGCCGATGATCATTCTTTTGGTACTCTCATCGGAGCTCCGCCTATTGCTAGGATAGCAGACGTTAACATTGCCGATCAAGCTGTCTGTATAGACACTCCCAAGCCTGCACCTGACGCTTTAGACTTAGTGCGTTCTAAGATTGGACAGCAGTTTACTTTCCATCATGGAGATGGTACAACCTCACAATACACATTGCAGATGGTCGATTTCGATAACGATATATTGGAAGCGGCCTCTCTTTCCACACACCCTTACATGCGAACTACCGTTGGGCAATTTATGTTTAATATGCGCAATGGTACCGTAGTTACCGAAAACTTTACAGTCGATATTTTTTCGGATCTCTGGTAAGTAGCCAGAGGGGGGCATAGACTGTAAAATACCCAAATTTAAATTTTCATTATTCACCGCCAACAGGAAGACACTAACAATCCTGACGCAGCGGTTCTAGAATTAAGTTATAAGTTGACGCGATTCTAGAAGAATCGCGTCAAATAAGAGATAGGAAAACTTTAAACCCCCC